TTTCTGATACGAAGGACAAATTGGATAGGGAACATATCACACTTGACACGCCCATTGAAAAGAATTTCGCATCCGAGTGGACATTACGCTCGGTTTTTTTGAAGATAGAGAATCTGAATTATAGATCTCTTGGAGGTGTCAAGAACAAAGCCCCCCGTATCATAAGTGGCGCCCAGCCACAATTCATTTGCAACACCATGCAATTCTTCCAAGCATTTCAGAAGAAGCTAAAAACCGCCTGGCATCCAAACTTTCCAATCACTTTCGCTAGTGGTATGGACGGGGAGGGAGTAGGGAAATGGTTGTCAAAACGTCTTCATAAGAAATACCTTTATGAGGACGATGTTTCGCTTTGGGATGTTAGTGTGCAGCACGAATTACTTGTGTGTGAAGCAATGATTTACGATTGGTGCGGGGCACCCCCACTGGTTTCTCAGCTAGTGTGGAAGAACATACGAACGCGCGCTAAAAGCAGATGGGGCATCCGCTACACTACGCCAGATGGGAGAAAGTCTGGTGACCCGTACACGTCGTGCGGTAATTCATTGTTGAATGGCCTTTTACACTTATACATTTATTGTACCGTTCACAATTTATCTGTCGCAGATGCTTTAAGAGAGTGTTCTCAAATAGTCATGGGCGATGATAACATGATAGCCTGTGATAGAGAGACGGATTTTCAAGGCTGGATGCTAAAATTTGGATTTAAATCAGAGCTAGTCAGACGCCGCAATTGGCGTGACCTGGAATTTTGCTCTAGTAGACCTGTGCCATTCAAAGATGGTATAGTTATGTTACCAATTTTAGCCAACGTCATGAACAAGTTCGGAATCTACCCGACGAGTGGACACTTGCGGCTCCCTTATCAAGAGCTTGTCGCATGCGCCGCCAAGGGTCTATATAACACTCTTTGCTTCCACCCTCAAATAAAGCGCGTTTTCGATCAGTATACAACCGATAGAGTCGTGGAGCGTCCAGCTTGGCAGCTGTGGTGCTCGAGGCCTCACGAACCAACCCCTGACACTTGGGCCACCCTTGACCACAAAATGATGAATCTATCAAGATTGTTATTAATAGATAGTGAAACGAGGTGGTTCAACCATAAAGTACAAGATTTCCATTCGGAAATCACTACTGGCGGCCCTAGAGTGTGGGCTCGGAAGTAACTGCACACTCACAATTCCTTTGTACCTCTTCGGCCTGGACAGCCGAATGTATGTTGCCTACCGGATAAAACTGCGAACCTACACGCACGCAACAAAGTAAAACTCATGTCTTCTAACAACAATTTAAATATTTTGGCGGTTTCTAGCCAGGACTTGAAGAATCCAAAGGAAACAAATTATTTGAAGTTTTCACCTGCCCGTCTTCAGGCAGTACAGAAATTTCTACATCCTCCTGTTGTTAAGAAATCTCCGGGACTACAGTTGGTTTTGGACTCAAAGCGATTCAATGATTTTGAGTTTACACGGGAGATTTTCATCAACAATGTTGGACACATCACTAGTAAGACGCCGCTATTCGACAGCGAACGAGCCGTCATTCAATCATTATCTTCTTTGTTCACCACTCTTGATGTCAACGATTACAAAAGTTCCGCTTACCTGTACTTGCGAGTTAGTAGTTTACTATCGAATCATAAGGGTATGTGGTTTAACTTAGTGATCTGTGATGACCCGGAGGGTGAACCACACCCATTCACAGAGTGCTGCATTTCAGACTTTGCACTCTGGACTGAGACGTGCTTTCGAGATTCCCCGTATCTATATGAAACAAAACGAGCTCCAAAGCGCCTACGGTCGGACACTAATCATTATAAAGAGGATTTAACCACAGAAGGTGTTGAACCGAACCCGGGCCCTAAGTTATCCAAAGTTGTAAAGAAGCAAGCTAAAGCCATGGAGAAGGAAGAGAAGCAAGAAAAGAAGATGAACAAGTCAGTGAAACGTCTAATCACACGCCCCACCACCCCTGGGTTTAAGGGAAGGGGCGATTATGCTGACGATGCAGTTAATGCGGTTGGTAGCGCATTGAAAGGACCCGTAACAGGTGCCCTCAGATCAGTGGGGGGTTGGTTGGGATCCAAACTTGGCTCATTATTCGGCAGTGGTGATTATAGCATAGCACAGAGCCACGTTGAATCTGGTAACTCTGTGGCTGGTGATGTTCCAGATCGTAATTCTTTAATTTCAGCATCACCCCCATACATTCACAATTTAGGACGGAAATTTGTAATGCGCAAACGAGAATATGTCGGAGATGTCGTTGCGACGTCATCTTTTCGCAGAACCACTTATGATATATCCCCTGCAAATCGAAACTTGTTTCCGTGGTTGTCGGGTTTGGCGCCTGCATTTGAGCTATATCAGATTATGGGTATGGTGGTAGAATATCAACCCCGTATAGGTCAAGCGTCTACCTTGGCGCGGGGCGTTGTTGTATTATCCACGCAGTACAACGTTGAGAAACCCCCATTTGAGACTATAGCTCAGGCACAGAATAATGAAATGGCTGTCGCTTGCGCCCCACACATGTACTGTATGCATGCCATTGAGTGTGACCCAAAACAGACTGTTGGAGGTGCCGAAAAGAATGTCACAATTGCTTTGGGAGACACTTCCATTGAACAGCGCCTCAACACGTGGGGACGATTGCACGTCTGCACTGAGGGACAGGCGGCCTCAGACGAGGGTTCGATAATCGGTGCCCTCTGGATAAGCTATGAGATTGCATTTGATCAGCCCATCTTCGATGCCGGACTCAATCTTTCGCTGCCCCAGGATATCCACACCATAGGATCACTCAACTTTTCGGCTAGTACTAGGCCAAATGGGTATTCCTCTTCCGTCGGACCGACTGGTGGGTGGGTGCGTCGCTCCACCAGCACTCTTGGCAGTAATATCGTCGTCAATGGTACTGGTGACACGTTCCTCATGTTTCCTGACTGGGTGAAATCTGGGTTTTTCGAAATGAGGTTGAGTGTCCGGCCCACTGCCAATTGGTCAACATCAGTCAACTTTCCTGGTGCTGATATAGCGCTGGTGGAGTACAATCCAATCACGGGGGTTAGCACTACTGGTTCCATCTTCGGAGTTCTTTGTCAACCATCCACAACTGGCTTTACTTCCGCTCAGCTTCGAGATACCATAAGTGTCGGTCTTACTCTGCCAGCACAGTGCACCGTCGTTGTTTATGTTAATAACATTAATCAACGCGCTATTGGATTAAGGTTCAATGAATGGTTTGCTGGTTCCGTGACTAATGCTCTATACGCGCAGATAATCCTTACGCAGGTGAACGGTAACGTGTTTTCCGGGTTTTCGAGATCTACCACTTTGCCCAGCAACTCTGCCGAGACCTTGCCGATGATTCCTCATTACTTTGATGACGAAAAAGAATGGGATAAACCTGAGCGTTCCGAATTTCCACTCAAAACTCGCCTTGATACCTCCACTACTATAGAAGCTCGCCTTAAACTCAACGAGCAGCAGCTTGATGGCGACACTATAGCTAAACTTAGGGAGCAGTACATTGCGACGAAACTGCAGGAGCGTTCCTCCCGCAATTAATTACAACTATATATATTATTTATTTAACAATACTCGTTTGAGTCGACATTATTATGTACGAGTGCGCGTTGGGCCTGAAGAACCCACCCACAACTCTAGCAAGCATAATCGCTGGCCGTGGAAAGCTGTAACTAGAGTGAAGTATATGTATGTCAAGAGACGCATCTCTACTGGAAAGAGGTGCGTCTATGGGCTTATTGAATCCCTTACTGCAATGAAAAGTTAGGCTTATAGTCGTGGGCTATTCTTAGACCCAGAATTTTTTTGGACCCAGCGTAAGACTAATTGAATAGTTGCAATCATATTCGTTATAAGATCAATTGTAACCATGACTCGGAGTGCGATCCCGTAATTAACTGTTCCGACATCCAATCGGAGCATAGTCACGTCACCAGCTGGCAAGCTAGTGATGCGTTGTCCACACCACACAGTCACCCTTGAAGGAACTGTATTTGAACCACCGACGATCACTTGAGCCGACAAGCTTTGTTTATTGATATCCCAATTGTTATATCGACGTTAGGTCAGCTATTTATTGAGAGGTTAGTCTTAGTGGACAGACTAAAGGACAACGACTAGTCCTTGTACACCCATAAGTGCAAAACCCGGAGAGGGGGCGCCAGGTAACTGGCTATAAATTAAAATTTCTCTGGTAGTTGGAAAACAGGCCTCGGTTGGCAACAACCGTTCGGCCCC